CTACTTGTCAGCAGCCTCTGGCTTGCCCTTTTCGCGCCTATCGAGCTCGGCCTCGACAGCCTTTCTGATGAAGTCCGCCCGCTTGTTCTTGCCTACGAGCGCGTCAATTCGCTCGGGCATGCCCTCCGGCAGCCGCACAAGAATAGGCTTCACTTTCAACGGAGGCCGCCCCATGCGGCGAGGATTATTCGATATCGGAAAGTGAGTCAAACCGACCTCCATCCGCGTATAAACGATATCGGTTATTGATCGTATAAGCGATATCTCTTATGCTTTCAAGCATGTTCGCGGGAGGTGCAAAGACATGCCGAACGTCGGCAAGATCCGCATTGGCGACGGCCCAGACGATGTCGTCATAATTTTCGACAGCGGGACACCGCCGCTTCATGTGGACCTGGTCACCGAACTGGCAGAGGAAGACGGGGTAATCCGGATCTCTTTCGCTGCAACCACCCAGGACGGAGACGGCCACAGAAAGGCCGAGGTAACGGCCCGGCTCCGGATGAAGAAGGAAACCGCATGGGCACTCTGCCGCGAGCTGAAGCGATTGGAGAGTTAGGCGCACGGTCATAAGTCCTTGCGCCTTCACAAACGGAGAAAACCAAGTGAACGCAAAGCCCAATCCTTGGCCTCTGCGCGGCTATGCACCCGGCAGCTACCTTTGCAGGTGCATATCCTGCGGGTGCGAATTCGAAGGTGACAAGCGCGCGACGGAATGCCTCGAATGCGCCATCACGGCTTCCCTCTCCCGAGCCAAAGCGATCGGCGATGGGGTGGGGGTGAAGGCGCTGCAAATGATTGTTACAAGCCGAGCGGCCGTAACAGACGAGGAACTTGGGCGGTGGGCGAAGGTCCGGGCGGACGATGCCGGGCATTTGGCCCGTGAGCTTATCGCGTATCGCCATGCTACCACCGCGCGGGACGCCGCCGCCCTCGCAGATGCGCCGGAGCCGGTCGCACCTCCTAGGAGTTATGGCGAGATCACTGAACCCTACCGCGCCGCGCTGCACATGGTGCGTGAAGCCATCGAAACCATCTTTGGGCCTCGTGCTAACCTGGAAAGCGAGGAGGCGGAGCTGCTGCGTGGGCCTGAGCCTCACCACACCGCGGAGGCCATAATCGCAGCGCTGCAAAACATCGCCGCAGCGGACGCGGAGACGGCGGCCCATCCAAATGACGGCCCGAATCTAGAAAGCATATCCGCCCAAGCGAGCGACGTCCCGGCATAATTCCGCTGCCTTGACCGCTGGCGGCATGGGATAGATCAGGAGGCGATCGGGGGGGGGAACGAACGCAGAGACCCCGCGTTTAATGTGGTCGCCCCAACGCGACAATCGCTGCAAGGAGCGGTGTCCTCGACCCTCGAAGGATGCCGCTCTTTTTTTGCGCCGGCGCGTCAGGAGCCATCAGTAGCCGTCGGTAGCCCGTTTGGGCAAAGGCTCTAATCCTTGACTGCAATCAGTGCTGTGCGACCCTTCGAGTCTCCTGGTTGTAACGCCTATGGAAAACAATGACCTTCGATGATGACGTTGAGCTGGCCCTTGCTGCCGCGTGCAAAGAACTTGAGATGACGCGAGACAATCTGATACGCCTGATCATGCGTGAGTGGCTGGAGGGATATGGCTTTCTGCCCCTGCGTAATTTGGACGAGGGTAGCGAGACGGAAGGAAGTGCGTAGGTGCCGGGCAAAGTCAGATTGCAAAGGGCTCTGCTTCCGTTTGCAGTCGTGAGACATTGAATGACCAAGAAAGCGGTAATCCCTTCTGGTTCCTGGCCGGCGTTGCTTCGCGATGAATACGCTGCGGCCTACGTGGGGGAGACGTCGGTTGAAGCCTTCCTCGCCCGCGTAGGTAAAGTTTGGCCGCTGCCGTGGCGGGAACTTGGCAGCGGCAAAGGAAAATACCGTGTCTGGCGGAAGAGCGATTTCGACCGCCTCATTGATCCCGAGCTCCTCGGCGGCGACCCTGAAATATATTGACCGGGTCCACCTTATCCGTGGCGGCTTGACTCCGACGGGCAATATTGCACGTTATGCCACCGTGACGCGAACGGTGGGGACGAGATGAGAGCGTTTATTCTGGGGGCTGCTCTAGGTTTGATTGCGACCTCGGCAGCAGCTGATTTAGCAAGTGACTTTCAAGCGTGCAGGGCGGAAACGGACTCCCTGAAGCGCCTTACATGCTTTGACGCCATTAAACTCGATGGTACCACGCCTGCGGCGTCAACAGCATCGCGGCCACGATCGGCCGCGCCCATCACCATGACCAAGGTCGTGCTTAGAACGCAGGGAAAGGACCTCGACAAGCGCGTCTACAGCCCGCGTGTTGAAGCCATCCCGACTTTCAAAAATGTCTCGAAGAAAACAGTGGTTGCGATCGAGCACACTTTGATTATTGCAGATGCCTTCGGAGAGAAGGTCATCGACGGAACCTCAAAGCTCGACATTAAGATCCCGCCGGGCAAAACGGTGCAAAGCGAAACGTTCTATTACTGGGAAGACAATCAGTTCATCTCTAGCGAACCTTACGATCGCCTTTACGGTCCCGTCGGAACAGGCGTGGCAAAAGCCACGATCGCAGTGACAAAGGCGGTTTTCTCCGATGGATCTGTCGAGACCTATTGAAGAAGCTGCTCAAACAACCGCTGCCGCAGTTACTTACGCTCCTTCCGGTCGGGATAGGGGTCTCGCCCTAATGCTTCGGCAACCTTCCGCCAGTCCCGGCCGCCCATCCCAGGTATCCGCAGGATCTCGACGTCGGAAAGATGCTGCATGTCTCCTACCACCTCATAGCCGAGCTGGTTAAGCTCGGCGAAAAGCGATGGCGTGAGTTTCAAGTCTGAGAGCTTTGTTTCCATGCCGGCATAAAAGCAGGCAAGATCGCGTCGCGCAATTTGCAGGATTCTACAGTATCACCTGTCTACGGCGCCGCTTGCGGCCATAAGCCTGGCGATCTCACGCTCGAGGCGCTGCTGGTTTTCCTTCAGGTCCAGAATGATATCACGCTGTGAATACACACTGCCCTGCGCCTGTTTTACCTCGTCAATCTGCCGCTGATGGTCCATGAAGCGCTGGTCGTAGCTCTGCCACACACGGTCAAGCTCCTGACGCGGAACCTGCGCATCCCGCAGATCCTTTAGCATGGACTGCTGCTGCAGCCTGTCCTCGGCGCCACGCTGGGACCGCCATTCCATCTCCTTCTGCGTCACCATCTTTTCGTTCAGGATCGCGACAGAGGCCTTCAGGTCGCTTGTCGCGGCGTTGATCGGCCAATAGGCCAGAGCGCCGAGGATCGTGCAGAAGCTCAATGCAACGCCGAGGGCTTGCCACTGAGGACGGTTGCGCTCTGCGAGTGTCGATGACAGAGCGGCTACGGAATTGCGCATCTCGGCGGCAAGCGCGCCGACCGCAGACTCCATTTGCTTGAAGCCGGTTCTCATCTCCGCCTCAAGGTCCGTCTGCCGGCGTCCGAGGTTCGTCACCCGTTCGCCAAGCTGTGCCGTCACTGCATCTGTATAGGTGCGGTGTGGATCATTCCCGTTCATATCATCATCCGCCATTATGTCCCCGATGCCCCATGCTTATGCGATTTCAAAAGAGATCGGCCGCCGCGGGGATGCGACGGCCGTATGATGTCATTCGCCGATCGGCTTGCGAGCGCGAAACCGGCCGTAAATGGCCAGCAATCCGCCGACGGCAGAACCGGCAGCTGCGAGGGCGGCAGCGATGTTCGCCTGCTCCTCGGCGCTGATGGTGACGGTTTCGCCGATCAGCCACGACAGCAGCGGAGCGGCGATCGGGGCGGCAATGGCGACAATCGATCCCCACATGACTCGGGACTGCCACCAGGGCTCATTGTTTGTCGCCGCGAGGATCTCCGGCGCGATCTTCTTTGTGACCGCCTCGGCGATGGGAGACACAGCACCAGGCTGCGCCGGCACGGCAGGATTGCCAACCGCGCTCACCACCGCACCGATGATCTTGTTTTCGAGTTTCTGTCTTGCATCCATCATCGTCACTCCGCTGCCTTGGCTTCGCGCAGCGCGAGGGAAACGGTTGCGTAGGCCGTAGCCGCGACAACGAGCGCGTTTGCTGCCGTGACGCTGCCAGGGTCGGCGCAGATAACCTGCACGCCGTCATAGGCGGCCTTCTCCTTGGCGATGGTCTTCGCCTTGATGTTGCCGGATGCCGAGGCAGCGACGAACGCGGCGTGAGCCGTCTCGAGCAGTGCGCAGGTTTTCGGCAGACTGGCCTTGATCGCGGTGTCGATCGAGCCGGTGGTGGTTGTGCAGGAGGCGAGCGAAAGCGCCGCCACTGCGCAAAGCAGCATGCGTATCATGTGAGGTTTCCTTGTTTGGTTGGGGGTTAGAGCTTGGCTTTTGCTTCGGCGCGCAGCTTGTCGCCGCAAGCCTTTGCGCCTTTCACGGAGGGATCGAACGCCAGACGCGTGAAATCCCATTTCCCGCGCTGCTGAATGCCCAGGTTATTCTGGACTTCGGCATGGGAGAGGACGGTCGTGTCTTTGATCGGAATGGAGTAGCGCCGGCAGAGATCGGCCACGACAGAGGTCAAGGCATCGAACTGCTCGCGCGTCATCGGATAGTTTCCAGGGTCGAATGGCGCTTCGGTGGAGCCGCCCATGCAGCACAGAGAAACGCCGATCGATCCGGAGTTGCAGTTGAGGGTGTGAGCGGCATAGCCCTTCTTCGCCGGCGCCTCATTGAGCTTGATCGAAGGAATGCCGCGGACGAGCTTGCCATCCGCTTCGATCAGGATGTGATAGTGGCCCCGATCGAATTCGCTGGCCTGGTGCGCTCCGGCCGTCCAGTGGCAGATGATCCGCTCCATCTTCGCCTGAGGCATCCAGTCGGCCGGGACGATGGAGGTGGACGGCGCGGGCTGTGGCGTGGAAGGCGGCTTGTCACCTCGCAGCGCTTCGATCTCATCCAGCGCCGCATTCATCGCCGCGAGCGTCTCTCCGCCGGGATCTCCGTCCGCTCCGTATTTTGGCAGCGGAAATCCAAGCGCGAGCAAGCGCCGCTGCAGAGACTGCACGGTCGTGTTCATGTTTCACCTTTGTTGAGGTATGCTGTGAGTTGCGGTCGGCGCTTCGCTTGCGAACGCGCTCTTCGGTTGACGAAATCCTAAGATTTCCTCTACAGAACTGTTGACTTCCACAGAACTGTTAAAGGGCCTATCTTATGAACGCGGCCGAGCTGAAAAAACTTCTCTCAAAATACGGCTGCAAATTCGAAACCCATCGTGGGGGTAGCGGCCATCAGACTGTTCGTCGCGGGAACCGGAAGACAGTTTTCCCCGTTCATGGGAGTAGCAAGGAACTGGGAAAAGGTCTCGTGGCGAAAATTCTGAAAGACCTAGGAATCAAATAATGTCCCGATTTTACGAACTCACCATCTCAATGGACGAGGCTGAGGATGGCGCCATCTCGTGGATGGTAACCGCCCCGGCGTTTCCCGAGGTCACTACATTTGGCGATACACAGCCGAACGCTTTGTTGGAGGGTTTTAAAGCGATCGAAGAAGCTATCGCAGCTCGCATATCGGACGGGGAGGACATCCCCCTTCCCTTATCGGAAACCAAGGGCATCGGACGATACGTAGAAGTCCCAGCGCTCACCTTTCTCAAGTGCGGTCTTTATATGATCTGCAAGTCCAAGGAAGTCTCGCGCGCGGAGCTGGCGCGCCGTCTTGGCTGGCACCGCGAGCAGGTCGATCGCCTGTTCCGTCTCGATCACAAATCGCAGATGGATCAAATCGAGGCCGCTTACAAGGCGCTTGATGTTCCGCTCGACATTAAGGTCGATTTTGACTTTCCCGTCGCCGCTTAAGGTCGACTCATAGCCCTACACAGCCCGGAGCTCGCTTCGGGCTTTTTCTTTGCCTACAGGATCGCCGCGCCGGGAGGCACGGTTTTGTCCAGGGTTCACCTTGTTGCTGGGCGGATCAGAGGTTGACGGCAGCCGTCCACATGGCGTCGATCTGCTCGTCAGTTAGGCCGAGCGCAGTGCCCACCGTAGCAATAAGCGGGTGTAGCCGGTTGAAGGTCGTCGCGTATTCCCACTCGATCTTGGCGGTTTCCTTGTCAAACCCTTCCGGCATTGTCTCGATGGCCGCTGTGACTTGCGCCGGAGACAATCCAGACTGCACAAGTCCAAGACGGAACTGTCGTGCTGAAAGCTCCCGCATGTTCTCCCGGATTTTATCGACGGTCGGGCCAGTGTAAGGTGCGACTTCACCGCGCTCTACCGCTTCAGCAAACAGCAATCTGCTGTGCTCTTCGACGTCATTCGAGTCAGCCGTGAAAGGAACCCATCCATATTTTGGATGATTTATTTCCATGTCGATGCGCGTGCCGTTCACATCGATGAAAACAGCATTGCGGAACTCCATCGCATCGATCGCCGCCGCCGCGACGATCGAAGCTTCCATTGTTTCGGTAGTCATCACGAAATCCTCATTGCAACACCGGTCAAGCCGAGGAAACTCATCGCTCTCCATGTGCCAGCCGGAGACGGTGAGCCGGTCGTTCCATCAGTCGAAGCATAGTCCAGAGAACTGCCTGCGACGGTAGCACCGGGCGCGATAGACCCCGCATTCGACTTCACCAGTGCGTATGTACCCACGGCGCCAACCCCAAGGGCGGCCATACCGGCAGAGACGATGCTGTCCTCGTCGACAAGGTGGGTGTGCGTCGTACCAGACGCGGAGTTGGTGGTCGTGGCGCTAAGCGTTCCGGGGGTGCCCATCGAAATGGTGCGGCTGGCCGATATATCGCCGCCGCCCGACAACCCAACACCGGCAGAGATCGAGACCGAGGACCCTATATCAGCCATCGTCAGGTTGCCGGAATGCCAGACGATGTAGTTTGTTGAACTGACTCTGTAGCGCAGACCGTCTACGCCGCCGGTGTTGAGAAGGGAAAGCTGCGTGGCCCCGCCGGTCGCAATATCGTTTGACCAGATGAAGCCGATATTCGAGCCGTCGTCGCGGTGCTGCATATAGCCTTGGCGTACGGCTCCCTTCCAGAAGGCGACGTAAGGGTCTCCGGTCGCGGAACCGATCAGCGATAGCGCTTCACCGTCAGTGGTGATTTGAACCTGTGTGAAGCCGTTGTATGCGCCGGCAATACGAGCGCTAGGCACCGTCCCTGTCGTCAGGTTCGAAGCGCTGTTGGCGCCGAGCGTCGCGCGTGCGGTCGCCGCGTCGGCGTCATCAAGGACCGTCTGGATGAACGCGGAGACGCCCAACGTGGTCAGGGCATCCCCGGCGGTGGCATCGTCAAGGATCGTGCGGGCGAACGGAGTCAGAGCGGTAGTAGCGTAGGCATCCGACGCCGTCGTGTAGATCATCTTGTCTGCGGCGGTCGTCAGACCGGCGATCGAGGCAAGACCAGCGTCATAAGCCTGAACGTCGGTTCCTATCACGAGCCCGAGCGCAGTACGCGCACCGCTCGCCGTGGTCGCACCAGTGCCGCCTGCCGTGACCGGCCGAGCGGCGTTTGCGTCCGCTGTCAGATCATCAACGAACGCATTGTAAGGCACGCTCTGAATGGTCGTGTTCGACACGCCTTTCGTGCCGGCCGGAGGGGAATAGACGCCACCAGTTCTAGGCATGGGCATTCTCCATAGAAAAAGGCGGCTCTGGAACCGCCTTGTTGTTCGACTTCTTGTTTTATCTGTTGACTCGTGTCGCCGACAGGTTGTTTTATCCCGCCCGAGGGATTGGGGGGCTTAATCTTGAGATTTCACTTAGCGGGGCGGCTGTGCCTGGCCGCAGCGACGACGTTTGTCTTGACAAGTTGCACCACGACGCCGGCGGACTTCCGGAAGAATCCAGAATCCGTGAGCAAGGCCGTACTGTGCAGGACCTATCTCGAAACCTATGACGACCCATTCAGACAGGAAATCGCGCTTGAGCTCGGGCGCCGAGGCATAAGTCCGTTCGAGTGCCCGGCGATGGTCCAGAAGCAAAACCAGGCTATTGCAGCGACGGTCGCAATCGCCGCGATCGGCACTGCCGTCGCTGTCTGTGCCAATCACAATTGCGGCGGGGGATCTTATTACCCTTCCTCTTACACACCATACCGGGGAAATTGCCAATACGACTGGCAGCGTGACGCCGCAGGCAACAGATGCGGGAGGCGCAGCGCTTATTCTCGCCCGGGCGGGTATTGAACGGCGGCGCACCCGGACTCAACACTAGCTGGAGATTTGCAATGGGCTCTTTCAGCATATGGCATTGGTTAATCGTCGTCGTTTGGCTCGTTGCCGTTGGCTGGCCGACAGCCAGGATTCTAAAGCGCATTGGGTTTTCTGGCTGGTGGGTGATCCTTGCTTTCATCCCGCTGGCAAACATCATCGGACTGTGGGTGCTTGCCCTAACACGCTGGCCGAGGGATCAGGGGAAAGCTCTGGAGAGGCTTTGAAGCCGCCGAACAGTCGAAGTCCGCATGGGCGACCCTTCGCATCTTCATTTCCGCTGGTTCTCGTGTATGTTGTGGGCATGACAGCACGCCACACCATTGAGCACGACCCCAACGAACCGAAGATAGATCGACGGCCGGAGAGCTTTCGGCTGTTCTTCGTGATTCTGGCGCTCGGATGGGTCTGGTACCTCTACTTTGTTCCATTTGACTGGCGGTCAGTCCTTGTTGGACTGGTGACCGGGGGAGCGCTGATGCTTTGGGCTTCCGTCCGCTTCAAGCATCTATGGTGACACGACGTCATTCACCGCTTCGGTGTGACCGTAATCTCTAGCGGCGTCCTTCTGTCCTGCCCGAGAACGCGTGGCACAGACTGAGACCCACCATCCACCCTGCCAACTCCTGCTGACCCGGAGCCGATCATAGACGCAATGATGCGTGCCCGTAGCTCGTCGCGGCTAACCTGCTGACGTCGCACTCGCATAAGGGCTTGCAGTGCCTTTTCCGGATCGGTTTCGATCAGTTGCCTCCCTATCCGCTCCACGACCCGCGGCGGCAGGCCTTTGCCGGCGTTGAAAGCCTGGCGAGCGCCCGTCAGCGCCGCCTGCTTCCAGTTGCCGGCCAGAAGGTTTGCCAGGACAGCCGGATCGAAGTTTGCCATGTCGTCGATATCACCAAGATTGTCAGCAGTTCGGCTGTTGCCAAGCGCGGCATTCGACGTCTCGAACATCCGGTTCTCGCGGCCGATACGATTGCCGAGCTGCTCAGCGCGGCCTGGAGCGGCGAAGGCCTGAAACTCCTGCTCATACTTCGGTGTAGTCAAACCACGGGCTCGATTCGTTGCCTGCCCCATCGGAAGGCTCTCGATGTCCGCGATGATTGGATCAACGTAGCCGGACCGGAACGCCTGCTGCTGGTCGGGCGTCAGCGCATTGAACTGCTCAATACTGTCCTCTGACCGGACGCGACCCGACTTTGCCGCCTGACCTTCCGCTACGCTGTCGATAACCCTGCTCCGTGTGGCAAACGTATCGTTGGCATTCCGGTAGGCGGGAGACGCGTTTTCGAGCGCCCGATCGACCTCCCGCTTTACCTGTGTCAGGTAGTGTGAGCGGTTTCCGGCGCCCTGCGCGTCCGCCCTTGCGATCATATCGTCGAGGTCGAGCTTGACCCTGAAGAGCGCGTTGAAATCCGTCACCTGTGAATTGCCGTCCGAGATCATCCGGCGCACGCGAGCAAGTGCCCCCTCGATTGTGTCATTCCCGATATTGTCGCGAGGGCTGACGACGCGGTTGATGCCAGGAGATAGCGTTTCGTCGATCCTGTCCAAGATCGGCGATACGTTGACTGCCCCGGCGTTGCGGCGCGCTGCGGTGTAGAGAGCGTCCGCTTCCACATCCCGGGCATCTGTCAGTGCCCGCGTCACCCGGTCAGATGTTTGCGGTGCTTCAAAACCCTCCGCGAGCGCGTTAGCCAGGCGCTGAGGCTGGCCCATCTGCCGGCGGATGAGAAAGTCCGTAACCTCCTGGCGAGCATCGTTCGGCGTTCTGGTGACCGGAACGAGCGCACGCTGTCCGGCATTCCCCATAGCATCGGCGACCGTGTACATGCCCTGCCCGTCATCAGCCGCCGAGCGCATGATGTCTGCGATCTGCTCAGGCGTCTTGCCGGACCGCTGCAAATAGGTTCGGAGGGCTTTGTCGGTGTATGCGGCGGGGCGGAAGGGAGCAACCAACGGAGCGGTGGCACCTTTAACTGCCCCCGACACAGCAGTAGCCACGCTTGGAAGTGCGCCGCCAACACCTGCTCCTGCAAAACCACCTAGGCCAGAATTGTAGAGCCTATCCTCAATACCTTCCCCACTGCCAAAGCCTTGGGCGCCTCCAAGGACAGCACCCTCTACCGCCGACGCCTTAGTGACGCCGGCTAGCCCTTTGCCGGCCTTGATCGCATTTGTCGTCGCCGACAGCCCGTTCCTTGCCAGCCCAACCCCGCCGCCGACGGCACCGAGAATTTGACCCGTGAGACGCTCGGCCGTTCGCTTCTTGGCATCGAGCTCGTCCGTCGTGCGCTGAGCTTTCAGGTTTCGGTCGTACCGCTCGGCAAGCGAGCCGCCGTCCTGACCAGTTCCGAAGAGAGGGTTGAAAAGCGCATCCCCACCGGCGGCGATTTCATCAGCCAGGCCGAATGACATCGTGTCCGCGGCGCCTCGCATGAACGCATCAGCACGCCCAAGCCAGTTGTCGCGGGCATCCGCCTGTTGCGGCTCCGACGGCTGCAACGTTTGGGGAGCTGGCCCGGGTGCGGCCTGCGGTGACGCCGCCCGCATTCGCGAGATCTCAGCGGCCAGAGCTCGTGCCGCCTCCGCATCTCCTGCCCGATCGGCATTGATCAGCGCGTTGGAAAGTTGCTCGATCGTTGCCATCAAGGTGCTCCGTACTTCTTGAGAAGGTCATCGATGTTCTGACCGGTCGCGGGCGCGCGATCAGGCTTGTAGTAGGTGCCCCCGCGCAAATCGACAGCTCTATCCTTGTTGAACTGCAACCGCTTTTCGGCCAACGCACGGGCGCGGGAAAACACCTGCTTGCGGACTTCGCGAGGCATGGTCGACGAACCCTGCAGCTCGAGCAGGATGTTCCGTTCGCCTTCCGTCGGGTTGCCGCCGAAGATGGTTTTCAGCTGCGTGATGGCTTGGCCGATAATGGCGTTGTCCATGTCGGTCGTAGCTTGGGAGCTTTGCGGGCTCGAAATGATATCCGGCACCATCCAATCCGGCAGATTGTTGCCGACCGACGCCCGCGCGCCGGCAAACCAGCCACTATTCGCTTTGTCGGAGAGGCCTTCTGCCTGCGATAGGGCATCGAGGGCACTCTGGTTTGCAGCAACCATCTCGTCGGCTTCGAGAATTGCCTTCTTGTCGGTCGCCGTGAGCGCCTGCGAGTCTTCGCGGGGGAACTTCCCGGTTAGCACGAACGACTCATAACGCGGGTCCTCCGGAGAAAGTCCGAGCTCTGCTGCCGCCGCCTTGCGCGCCTCGATCTCGTTGCCAACATTGATCGTCTGGCCAGCGCCGCCGACAGCATCAACTTTGCCGCCTCGGGAAATCTGATAGAGACGCTGATCAGTGTCGGGGATGCCGTATTGCTTACGCTCTTCTGGCGTGAGCGTCCGATATTCCGGCTTGCCCATCTGATCCAGTTCGGCCTGACCCTTTTTGATCCCGAGTTGATAGGCCGGATCGTTCCGCTTTGCCTGCCGCTCGTATTCCTGCCGCTGCATCCATACCTGCTGTTCGCGGGCGGCTTCTGCCTGCTGCTGTTGCTGCTGGTAGAGCGTCTGGAGAACGGCGCGCTGTTCGTCGGTCAGGAACGGGTTGCTGAGTGCCTGCAACAGAGTCATTTGGTCGGGGCCTTGCGGCGCCTGCTGCTGTATCGGTTGCGCCTGAGCGACCCGCTGAGGCTGTTGGGGCTGCGCAGCCGCGCCGACGGTCTGCCCGGGGAACTGAGCGGCATATTCCGGCGTCTGCTCGAAAGCTGCCACTTCGTCCGTCAGCGACTGAGGGGCAAACGGCGACGCCGAGGCTGATGCCCCACTGCCAGCACTTGGAGATCCAGCAGCCATTGCCATGACTGCCTCTGAGGCAGTTTGCGGCGGCATGCCAACGGACGGGTCAAGGCTTGCCACCTGTTGCGGCTGCCGTTCGCTCTGAAACTTCGGCAGGAAGGCGCTTGCAGTGGCCAGACGTTCAGCCGCCTCGCCTCCGGGGCGGTTCCATCCAGCGAACTGCCACGCACGGTTCATCAGTTGCTGGGCTTCCTCGACGCTCTTTGCGTTGTTCAGCGCCGTGACGAGGTTCGGGTCCTCCTGGAGAAGAAATTCGGCCTGGGTCTGCGGAGAGCCATTGCCCTGCTCGCCTTTCGACGCGGCATAGGCCTGGAGCTTTTCAAGCCGAGGCCCGCGCCAGGACATGATGCCGCCAGCGGTCCCCGCCTGCCCGCTCTCGCTCGGGTCGCTCCACGTCCGGTTTACGTTCTTCGGTGAAAACCGGCTTTCCGCCTGTCCCGTTGCCGCGACGGCAGCAAGGCCGAACGGATTCGTGATGCCGTCGTCGACTGTGTCCATGAAGCCGGAATAGATTTCATTCCCGCTCATGTTGACCGGGCCGGCGCTCGCCGTCGCGCCAGACGCGCCGCTGCTATCCGGGTTCACACCAGGAGAAGGCATGCTCGACGCGCTGACGTTCGGCGCCTGACCGATGATCCGGTTGAAGAGGTCATCCGCCGCGCTGCGCCCCTCGCCTTCTGCCTTATTGGCGCGCCGGTTCATGATGCCCGCCACGATGCCAGAGCCGAGTGCGTTCAGGCCTTCTCCGACGTTCTTGGGAGCGGCCGACGCACCCATGATGGCCATGGCGAGGTCGCGCTTGCGCTTGATGGATTCGGGCGTCTCGTTTGTCGAACCACCGAACAAATAGGAATAGGCCATCAGTAAAGACCTCCATTGCGGCCGCCAGTGAAGAAGTTTGCGAGACCGGTCATCATCGACGGCTGCGCAGCGCCCGGAGCGGTCGGGAAGGCTGCATTGCGCTTGGCGAAATTGGCAGCGAGGCCGGCGCCTAACATGCCCATGCCGCCGCCGATGGTCTGCGGCAGAGCCTGCCCCATGATTTGCGCCTGAAGCCGCTTCGCCAGCTCCTCGCGCGTGAGCTTCGTGCTTTGGTACCCGCCATAAGCCATCACTTGCGCTTCCCCGCATTGAAGAGAGCGCCGTAATTGACCTGTCGGAGACCGTCAGGGCGGCGCGACACGACGTCGGGGCGGACCTTCTCCACCTCCTGCGCCATCACACCGATGCGCTTCGGGGCGTTCTTGCCTTCGCCCTTGTAGCGGTACTCGTAGAGGCCGCCGACTTTCTTGACGTCCTTCTTCGCCCGCTTGTCCGACAGGCTGGCGAGTTGGCCCCCGAAGCCGAGAAGGCCGCCGAACATGCTCTGCATGTTGGCCTGCTGAGTGTTGTAGGCGCCCATCTTGTTCGCATAGTCCTGCTGCACGAGGCCGGCATAGTCGACCGTCGGCATGGGGTTGCTCTGCGTCGGCACGAAGCTCGGATTGTTGACCTGCGCGCCGGACATGAGGGCGGTGATTTCGTTCAGCGGCTGGCTGCGCTTGGCGTAGAGCTCGTTGAGGTACTGCGCGCGCTCCTGGTTCTGCAGATTGAACTTCGCCTGCTGCGCATTGAAGTTCTGATCAGCCAACGCATTGTTCGCAGCCGTCGCCGTGTTCTTATTCTGGAACATCTGCTGATTGGCGTCGTTGCTGAAGCCGGCAGATGTCACGTTTTGCCCGAAGGCCTGGTTCTGCGCCGCGTTCTGGAATGTCGCCTGATCGCGCGCGAGCCCAGCAACGCGGCTCTGCTCCTGCCCCGCGTTGAGGATAGCCGCAATGCGGGCATCGTTGGATTGGCGGCTGGCCTGATCGATGGCGCGATTATAGGCTTCTGATCCCGGCTGCAGCCCTTGGTTAGCGAGACGAGTTTCAAGCGCTGCCCGGTCCTGCTCAAGCTGCGGGTTCAGCCGCTCCATAAGAGCGTTCTCGTATTTCGTCGTGTCGAAATCGACATCGTAGCTGCGGGTGATATCGCCTGCATTGCCGACGCTCGTTTGCAGGTTCGGTCCGCCCTGGAACTGTTGGTACTGCGGTAGGCCGACCTGGGACGCCTTGCCGCCGGCCGGGGCGCCGGAGATGTCGATCGGGGAACCAAGCAGATCGTTGAGCTTGCCGGATTGGGTTTTGGCAAGCGTCGCCATGTTCAATTCGGCGGCGTCCGTCTGGTTCTTGATCGCCTGCTGCTGTTGGGAAAGCGTCTGCGTGGCGGTCGGAACCTGCAGATCGTATTCCTTCCCGCTAAGCGGGTCCGTCCACTTCTGCGTGGTGTAAGTATAGGTCAACTTGCCATCGGGCGTGACCTGGTTGACGTTGCCCATGACGTTATTGGCAACTGCGGTCCCGATGTTCGTCGCCGTTTGCGCAGAAGCTGTTTCCTTGGGGTCCGGAGACTCCGGCGCGCTACCGTAAAGGCCCATGTGTCAATCCCTTATCCATTCCTCGACTGTCTCTCGCGAACCGGCATGGCAGAGTTCGAAAAAGTCTTCCGTGGCGGCCTTGGCGTGGTCGTAACCGCCGATGATTGCCGCGGTGGCGGTGACGATCGACCCGACCGCCTCACGCATTACGAATCCAAATTGCCGCTTGAGCGCGTCTCGAGAGGAGCGCCATTCATCGCTCAACTGCCACTGCACGATGACGCTGTTGATCTGCGGCGCCAGCGCCTCGGCATGGCGGATGAAGAACGGGTTCAGCGGCAGATGTGTGAGGGTCCGGACCAGCAGCCAGCAGACGTTCCGTTGACGGTTCTCTTCCTCATCGACAATGTCGTCAGCCAGGCGGGCAATCTCGGCTATTTCCTTGAGGAAGTCGGCGGCCGCTTCATCGCCACGCGTCCAGCGTAGGAGCGCGGCCCGTACCTCTTCAGGATCTCTCGGGAGCATCAGGCGCTTGCCTCCCCCACCGAAACCTGAACCGTGGAGAGATCGACTTCGACATCGAGCTTGAAAGCGCCGCCGGAGGTGATGACACAGCCGACCGCGAGCATGTCGCCGGACGCCCGAACGTTCTGACGGAAGTCGTAGCGTTGCACCTCTGAGGTGCCATCCCATGTGGCTACATCCCAGAGGCCAACATCCCACTCGGAAGAGGTCGCATCGCCCTCGGTCACCGAATTGAATGTCGGCGTAGACTTGTCGTAGTCGGCCCGGGCGAACAGCCTGACCTTCGGCTTCGTCTTTGCCCGAAAATACATGTGCGCGAGCGTCGCCGTGGCGCGCTGCCCAAACTGACCGGCCGGCGAGAACTGGGAGAGATAGGTGGCGGAGAAGGTGAGACCGTCGTCGGTGCCTGTCGTGTCGCCTTGCCAGACATAGCCATCCAGCGAGCCGAAGAAGAGCCCGCCCTGCAGCGTGTCGTAGCAAAGCGCTTTCCAGTTGGTGATCGTCGACCAGCGGCCGGTGAGCACGTTCAGCACGAACGTGGTATCGGTGACGACGGTGTTTTCCGGAAAGGCCACGAAGACAAGGTTTTGCTCGGGCCACTGCTTCAGCGTCCAGCCGGTTCCGGTGGCATTCGCCGCCTTGCGCCAATCGTCCTCGATGGCGCGCGAGACGGAGACGAGGGAGAGGGCCTGCCGGTCGCGCTGGAACACCTGCGACATCGGCGTGAGGCCGTCCGTCGTAGCGATGAGGATATCGCCCCCTGCCCTGATCCAAGCGTTTTTGCCGAGCGGCTTTCCGATCTGATACACGCCCTTCAGCGCGAAGTCCGAAGCGCTCGACGGGTCGGAGCCGGCATAGACCGCAATTTCGCCCTCAGTCGAGACGAACACGCACATGTCGTTGAGGCCGTCGCCGCTTTCCAGCGACCACGAGAAGCCCGTCAGCAGCGAGCCTCCCTTCTTCATCACGCCGCCCAGCGGGAAGAGCGATGCGGCCCCGCCAACGGCGTTCACGGCTAAATAATAGGCGTCGAGCGTGCCGTTCTTTAGGAAGAATTCCCGGTTCTTGAACAGCCAGCCGTAGTTGAGCTGCGACATCGTCGTGGCGTCGCTGAAGGTGATGGCCGGCGCGGTCGTCCAGGACGTGCCGTTGTAAAGCTGCCGGTCGTTGGCGCCGTTCACGCACACCAGATAGGACGTTCCGGCGTTGGTATGTTGGAAGGCGCACCAATCGCCGCCGCTCATGCCGGAAACATCCGCCGCGGTGGTCGTCGGAGGAGCCGCCGGCGCGGTCATGTTGTAGATGCCGCTCGCCGTCGCCATGAACAGCTTTTCAGTCGAGCCGTATTTGTACTTGAACGCGCTCTTGATATCGCCTCCGTCCGCCGCCAGGCCCTTCTTCTGGGAGCCACCTCGGATCTTGCAGCCCATCAGCGTCGGGAAGAAGTTCCGAAGCACGGTTGCCGAGCCTGGTTGCTGCGATGCCATATCGGCCGTTGTGACAAGGCCTCCCTTTGGCGCAGGGAACGTCACCGGCTGCGATGTCTGCTGCCGGCCGATAGAGACTGAGCCGCGATTAGATTGCCCGATCCGGCCGGGTCTGGGCTGAATTCTCATGCGGCGCCCCTGTCTGCGTTGATCTCCTGCGCGAGGTCGGCTTCGAACTCGGCCAGATTGTCTTCGAAGGCGAGGCCCTTTTGACGTTTCCAGCGCCAGATGACGCCCTTCACGAGCAGGCGCTCGGGGAAAAGCGTCGTGTCGTCATCGGCCGCCCAGGTGGACGCCTCGCCGCCAACGTTTTTCAGGATCCAGTTCTTCGACACGTAGTCGATCACGGCGCCCCCCGCTGCCGAGTTGGGCGAAAACAGGAATTGGCCGCCCTTCATGAAGAAATAGGGCTGAGTAGACGGGACGCCGACGATGACTGCCCATTGTCCGCTGTTCGTCACCGGTCGCACCCACGCGCCGGCGGAGGTCCGGACAGCGCCGCCTGGCGTGAGCCGCTGAAAATTGCTCGGCAAGTTTTCAGGCGACGCGGTCACCGTCAGCGACTTGAGCAGCTTCTGCCAGTCCGCACGGCGCGCAATCTCGTCGCCGGCTTCCTGGGCCAATGAGACCATGGTCATGGCGTTCTCCTCGCTTGAGCCGTAAACGGTCTCAAACTGTGAGAGAGAGACCACGTCGCAAACCTGATTGATGGCGGAAAGCAAGGTCATGGCTCGTCCTTCCGCACAATCACGTCATCAGTGCACGCAAGAATCCGCGCCTTGCCGTATTCGATGGCGCCCATGGTCGACTCAGACGTGGGCCACGTTGACCATACGTCGTAACCGCAGCAGGGCTTAGCCCCGATCAAAACGACGTCGGTGAAACCTTGCGCCATGGCCTTGGTGAGCATATCGCGCACGCGGTTCTCGATTTCCCAGATGGCGCGCTCGTCAAGCTCGTCACCAGCATCCGTACCGCCTACAATCCTCATGGCGTGACACCCCCGACAACGACTTGTGCATTGCCCCACCGCGCACGCTCGTCGCCGATGGTGAGGCCCGAAAGCGCCAGGCCCATGAGCTGCTGCGCTGCCTGCGCAGCGGATACGTCCTTCGCCCAGATGGCGATTTCATTGACCAGCGCATAGAGGTAAACGTCAGGCGCTTTCGTCAGCAGCCAGTTCGTCGGCGCTGCGGCCGTCAATGCCGGGATCTTCGCGTAGTATGTCATGGTCAACGTCTGGTCGCTGACCGGACGGGCCTTGAGCGTGCTTCCGACGATGGCGTAGCCCGTCGGCATGCCGCTGTTGCCGGCGTAGCTCGACGTCAGTTGCTGAAGCGACACCGCGCGGATCGGAACACTTGCAGAGGTCTTGACCTCGCGCGCCTCGAGGAAGTTGGCAGGCAGCGAAGCATCCCCGCCGGAGAGCGTCAGCGTTGTCGTGCTCTCCATGTCTGCAACGCGCAGGCCGCGGTTGAGCTTGATCTCTGCGAGCCCCACAAGGCGCGGGAAGATGTGCGCTATGTCCTCGCGGCCAGAATATTCGCCGGCGTCGACCAAGAGCGACGCGTAGTCGGAAATGGTCATAGCGGGACCTTCCTTGCGCGTTTAGCGTCGGCGAACAGCCGCGAGCGATCGATGAGCTGCGTGATGCGCTCGTTTGCTTCCCGGTGACCTTCAGGATCAACGTCAGCAGTCGGCCGCGTGCTTTCGATGGCGCGAACCTGGTCTTTGACGCGGCTGTACTCGATGCTCATCAGGGCCGCCCCTTTTTCCGATTGGCTTTGGCTGCGCGTACCACCTGGCGGAAGTCCTTCCGGCTCAGACGCTCACGCCTGAGACGGCCGATGAACTCCGCGGCGATGTCGTCTTCGATCCAGCGATCGGGATAGATGCGGATCGGCGCGTCAGCTTTGCGCCCGAGGGAGTAGTAACCGCCCTCGAACGCGACAGTGATGACCGGCAGGTATGGCATTAGAGATGGCCTTCCTTGGTCCGCCAGGCGCGATTATCGCTGCTGTTGAGGAACCGCTTCACGAAAGTGTCGTCGCCCTCTGAATGGGCCTGCACGAGGCCGGAGCCATAGGCGACGTTGAGCGGGATCGAGGCGACGCGGTGCCAATCGCCCTTCCATGCGCGTTCGGCGCTGTTCCTGACCGCCTGATTGTGACTGATCAGGTTATCGACGGGGTAATCGACGCGGTAAACGTCCTTTTCCCCGTCGAAATAGTGCCAGACGGAGCGGCCGGTCATCATGTCGTGGCTGTAGAGCGTCCACTCTCCGTCTCGAATGATCATTCGGCTTCTCCGGGAAGCGGATCGGCGCGCTCGGCTTTTCCGGCGGCGATCAGTTCCTTCGCCGTGGATACCGGCACTTCACGCACGGTACCGGCCTGAATGCGCTTCTCGTCCTCGCCCCAAGTGTCGAAGAGCAGACGGATAGGAGTCTTTTTCGCCGCCAAGGACTCGGCGGCGCGGCGTTCGCGCTCTATCCGGTCGAGCTCTTCCTGTCGTGCCCTCTCGTCGACAAGACGTTGACGCTCGGCGGCTTCCTGGGCTTCACGCTGGCGGAGCAGTTCGGCCTCTACGCGTTCGGCCCGCTCTTCTGCTTCTAGGGCGCGCAGCTCGGCCGCCTCGCGTTCCTTGCGCTCGCGCTCTACAGCCTCAGTTGCTTGAAGCTTCGCCTTCTCTTCAGCCTCCTGCACGATCTTAGCGCGCTCGGCGGCTGCTATACTTTTGGGATCTGACATGTTCGTTTCTCCGGTTGAAAGAAGGGGCGAGCCGTAGCCCGCCCCTCACGATGTTGGATGATCGATCGCTTACGAGACGGCCGCGGAGAACGGCGTTGCTTCCGTACCCGTGGCCGAACCGACGATGGTCACGCTCCAGAGGCCGGAGGCGATGTCTTCGAGCTCGATGATATCGCCCTTGATCGCGCCCGTCGTGGAGCCGTTCATGGTGATGGTGTCGCTGTCGGCCGCGGTTTCGAACATGACGGTGGTGTCAGCGCCATCCTGCCCGAAAGTCGCCGTGCCGGTCATCACGTCGGTCGCGTTGGCAACCTGAACCTTCAGGCTGTTGGACGTGACCGTGGTTCCGACAACGATGCGGAACTTGACGCCGGTACCGCTTGCGGCAGGAAGCGTCATGGTGATGCCGGCTGCACGCTCGGCGACGACAGTTGCGCCGCCGTGCGTTGCCATGGTGAGAGACAGCGTGGAGGCCGTTACGCGAATGGGCTTGAACGAGGGCATACCGCTATCTCCTTAGCTCGAAACCGTCAGGCCATGGAGGTCGGCAGCGATGCCGAGGCCCTTCTCGTTGTGCACCTTGAGGGTGCCCTCACCGATGATCACGCCCTTGTCCGCATCGCCCGTCTTCGCCACGTCCTTGTCTTCCTGGATCTTGCGGAGCCAGAGGAAGGACAGCATGTCGGTATCGAGGAAGAAGGCGTTTCGGGCCTGGGCGGCGCCGGCGGCCTGCACCCGGTTCGGATGGATCATCACCGTACCGAACGGGCCTTCGTAGTAGTCCGCGGTGGCAACGATGGTGTTTCGCTCGCCGCCCTTGGAGACGGCATAGCGGAACGGAGCAACGTTGCTGTCGGACATGAAGGTGACGAACACGCTCTTGACGTAGGGCGATACCGAGACGTGCCGGAAGTTGGCGCCGCTCTGGTAACCCTGCTGCATCACCGAATCCAGAATGGCCTTGGTGAATGCGCGCTGGGTGCCGTTCGTCGGTGCGACGGTGAGGCCGGTAGCGGAGTTGAAGCCGCCGTTCGAGCCGCCTGCGCCGCGGGAGACGTTCGTCTTGATCCAGGTGTTGAGCGAGCCGAATTCGCGCGTGGCACCAGCAACCGAGGCGTTGGTGTCAACAATGGCGTATTCGACATCCTTGCGGATCTCGACGCCCTTTTTGAGCTTCTGATACTTCCGCTTCTGGACATTTCCGGCTTCGGAAACGACTTCCTGCGTTGCCGAAATAATCCAGTCCTTGCGCATGATTTGGGTGTAGTTGCCCATGCGCTCGGGAGGGATGATGGTGCCGAAGGTGTAATCCTCACCTTCCTCGCGGATGTTCTCGCCAGGAGCAGCAAGCTCGTCCGTTTCCCACTCCGGGTGGATGGAGACGCACTTGCCCTTTTCGATGAGGGAGTAGATCGGCGTGTCTTCGGGCGTGATGCGAGACACCACGTCCGAAAGCTCTTCACGATTGCCAACCGCTTGGCTGGTCGTGAAGGTGTTGGTCAAAACAGCCATGTTTCTGGTCCTTTGAAGATGTGGTTAGTCGAAGTCGACCAGGAGCGCGTCCTTGATCGATCCGGTTTTCGACAGCCTCTTCATCGCATCCTGATTTTGGCGGGCCTTCTGGTTCACCGGGCCGTTCGGCTTGGCCTTGACGGCTGCCGGCGGGGCGTTTGCCACCTTCTTCATGGCCTTGTTCTTCGCCTGCTCTGCCTGTAGGCCCAACATGGCGTAGTGCATGACCTTGAAATAGCGGTGGTCGGTGAAACCCTGCATTTCGTCCTGGCTGAAGCCGAGGTCCTGACCGACCCTGAAAGCGTCGGCAAAGAACTTCTCTCGGGCATCATCCTTGGCGAGATGCGGGAAGGCGTCGAGCAGCTTGGCGTTCTCCGCGGCGAGAGTTTCCTCTGTTACCGCCGTCTTGAGTTCGTCCCCTACCTTCTTCGGTTCGGCGCTCATGTCGATGAGGCGCTGCACCTGTTCCAACGACGAATCGTAAACGGCCTTCTGGCGCGTGTACTCATTCGGGTTCTGGATCGCCAACGCACGCGATGGCTCGGGGGGAAGCTGCTGTATCAAGAATTCTGCGATGGCGTTCGCCGTGTTGGCGACGCGGCTTGTCATGGCCTCAAGAGTTCCTCGCCTGTTGCCGAGCTCCTGAGTTTTCCGGCGGTAATCACTCTCCCGCAAATAGCCCTGCTTCAGTTCCTCAAGGGGAACCTTTTCACCGCCTTTCAGGGTGATGATCGTATCCTGGGCTTCGTTGGTCTCGTCGCCCTCGCCGGGCTCGTTCGACTCGTCGCCGTCGGCTGCGGGATCGTCGGTCTCTTGGCCATCTTCATTGGCCTCATCCGTCGCATTCGTCGATTGCTGCTCTTCCTCTTCCTCTCCGTTGGTCTCGGAGGACTCGGAGAAGTCGAGGTTTGCGGCGTCGTCGATGGTGAGTGCGGGGCGACCGCTATCACTCTCCCCGACGAACGGGGAGTTGGTGGCTGCGTCTGTCATGTCTGGCTTGCCTTTGAGGTTTGGCCTCGGCCCTATGCCGGGGCTGCCTTCCCGTCGGCAGAGGATTGTCCCTCCGCGAGGAACTTGATCTTGCCGCGGAAATTCCTGATTGCCCGCGCTTCAGCCGCAAAGGCGGCGCGGGTCTCGTGATCGGTGATCTTGGCGTTGATGCAGCCGTTGACGGCGGACATCTCCAATTCGTCCATCAGCAGATGGAAGAGCGGCATGTCGAGCAGCACGCGGGCGCCGGCAGCCTTGTCTTCTTGCCTCATCCCGGCAGACCTCCGATACGTGCGTCAGTGACCGGCTCCCGCGTCAATAGCTGGGCGGCGTTCTGCTGGCGCTTGAGCATGATCTCCTGATCGATCTGGTACTTCTTCAACTCGCCTTCCTGCTTGAGGCGCGCTATTTGAAGCTGCGCTTCTGCTTGGAGCTTCTCCCGAGCGATCTGCGCGTCCAGCTGGGCCTTCTGTACGTCAGCCTGAGCCTTTGCCTGCAGCTTCTGCATCTCTGGATCGGGCTTGTTCGCCTGCGCCTGCATCATCTGCTGGATCTGCTCAGGCGTCGGCTTGGTGAAATAGAGATCCGGCGTCCTGAGGCCTGCAGCTTCCACGCCGCGCGAGACAGAATTCCAGATGTTGTCGATTGACACGAACGGGTTGTTGACCGGGCCATAGGCGGCAAGCAGCTTCTCCTGCTGTGCGCCGACGACCTGCATCATCATCATGTCCCGCTCGCGCGTGCCGGCGCCGAGGCCGGTGTTGACCGTCACATCCATGTCGGCGTTCCACTGCCGGGGATCGAACGTCACCCACTGATTGCGCAGCCGCACCGTGCGCGGCTTGTCCTGATGCTTGATGACCAGCTTCAGCAGGCCCTTGAACACGCGCCTGAGGCCCTGCGAGAAGGTCCGGACCATCAATTCAGTCTGACCGATCCCGGCCGCTTCGATCATCGAGGAGGCCTTTGCAGTCATGTTCTGCAGCGCATCCGGCGCCATGCCGGCCGATGCATCCGAAATGCCGGTACGGTCGGTTGCCTCCTGATCGAGATAGCCGAGCATCGCGAAGGACTTGTCAGCAACCAATGGCACGGAGTTGTAACCGATAGCCGCGCGAACGTCGGTTGATTGCGCTACTCGGATCGGCTGCCCGAATTTCGGGTTGAGCACCGCTTCCGGGTTTTGGATCACCCCTTCTTGCACGATCGGCTGCAGATTGTTCTGCCAGTAGAGGTTATCCAGCGTCTGGCGCATCAGCACAGTCTTGATGCGCTGGATCTCGGCCATGTCGTCGGTGACGGAATTGCCCTCGCGCTGGTGCGGCCGGCGCTCGACGATAAGATCCGCAAAGGGAACCTCGTCCCACTCCTCATCCTCGAGCAGATTGGTTTCAGCCAGGCCGCCGGCAAAGACCATGCGGCGCAATTCGGCAATGCCGTCATCGTCCGCGTCCATCTTCACATAGAGCTCGTAGTAATCGACCTCTTGCAGCGCCTTCACAGTGGAGTCGTTCTCGTCGAAGACTTCGCGCCGACGCGCGTCCCGCTCCGTATCCTCTTCCTTATCGGAGCCAGCAGCGGCGAAGCTATCGACCTTCTCCCGGTCATAGCCCATCGCCACCAGATCGGAGCGGCGCAGCTTCGTCTTCATGCCCGTTATCGGGCTGTCCTCGATCGAGATGGCGTCCGGATGGATCAGGAACTCTTCAAGCGGGACCGCAGCGAGCTTCGAGCAGCCATATTCGGCCGTGCGCCGGATCTTGACATTGTAGAGCGTGATCGGCATCGGGCCCTGCGGCGTGTCGATCTGCTCCTGGTAGGCTTCCTGCTCCAGCACCTCGACATCGTCGTCAGCGACAAGCTGCACCAGCGCCTGCTCATCAAGGCCGGTGTGCTTTGAGACCTGAACAGAGCGCTTCTTGTCGTACCACCAGCGAATGACACCGTTGCGGAGCTTCAGCGCGTCATGTGCCGCATCCTGCACCGCGTCGTAACCATCGCTCTCCGGGAACACGACGAAGTTGACGTAATCCGTCGCCTGCTCGGCGCTCTGCTCATCGCCTTCGTTGACCGGCTGATACTCGACGACCTTGTCATTGCCGAGGATCGTCCGGATGAGCGACGGCAGCACCTTCTTGATGGCGGACCGGACATCACGGGAAACGACCTTCGACCGGTTTGGATCGGCCGGCGTGTCCTTCATCGTGCCGTCGTAGTACTCCATCGCCTTGATGCGGTCGACGGACAGCTCATCCCGGTAACTCTCGCAGTCCTTGACGAGCTGCGAGACCTGGGCAGCAACCTGCTGTTTCGACATCGCAGCCATTACTTAGGCGCCCTTTTGGAGCGGATACCGGCGCGCGTCCATCATATCGGCGAAAGGAACTCGACCTTCATCTTTTCGCATCCAAGCGATCAACGGATGTTCTTTGATCCTCGTGATCTGCTGAGCGTAGGAGAGTTCTCCTAGATCGAGGATTTCTACAATCGCTTCAAGCGCGGCAAGGCGGGGGCCACCAACCTCAACTTTCGAATCGATCGAGGCGCGGACGATTGCGCCGAAGATGTAATCCTTCGCCTTCTGCTCAATCGGCAGGGCGTCGTAGGGGACGAAGCAAGGGTGCTCTTTCTTGTCAGCATCCTTGACAGGGCCGTGCTTCCAGCCGTCGCGCTCCTTCTCGGCGAGCCAGCTATCGTGCGAAGCCGACGGCGGCGCGTCCGGGTTGCTGCGGATGAACTGCACGCCGGTTACCGCGCTTTTGCGCTGCCATTCAGGTGCATCGTCCCAAGCCGGCTGGGAATGGTCGCCAAGCGCAGCGCAATATGCGCGGTTGGCCTCGTGGCAAATTCTTGCGATGCTCTCGTCGTTCATTCTAGACAACCTTTCTGTCCGTAAACTTCCACGCCGCGGCGTCCTGCTTGACCTTCGCAAAGCGCTTCATCATCAGCGCGTAGCGAGACGCCGAAATCACGTCGTCCATTTCCTTGACGATCTTCCCGTCCTTGCGGTGGTAGAGAAGGAACTCCTCGAACCACTCAGGGCAGGTCGAAAACACTTTCCAGCGGCCGGTTATCATCCGGTCCAGCATGTCCATGACGCCCGCCTCGACGCTGTTGCTGCCGTCTTCGAACGTCGCCTTCTCCGGCAGAAGGTTCAGCCCTTGCGCCTTGTATTGCGTCGCCAGGTTCTTGCCTGCCGCAGTGTCGTTGTTGCCGTCATGCGGCCACGCCCATGGCAGCCACAGCCCCCAGGCCTTCAGCGCCGCGGCGTGAACGACCGGCGTTGCCTCTCTTTGGCGGTAGACCTTCGTGACATAAATCACGTCTGCATCGCGGTCCCAGGCGAGCGCAGCGCCGGCCGTCGGGTGATCCCATCCGAAGTCCATGCCGCCGATCTGCACCCAGTGCTTCGGGATCTCGAATGGAGCGACCTTGATGCTCTCTTCCGTCACGGGGAAGATGCGGCCGGAGCCGAGCGCCGGAATGCCCTTCGTTCGAGCCTCCCGCTCATGCGCCGGGTAGCTCGCTATGATCTTCGCCCGCTCTTCAGGCGTGTAGTGCAACGCGTCATCGATCGTCATCTGCGTGACGTTGCGATCGACCGCGCCCGGATCGTCGCCGGGTTTGGTGTAGCGTCGAACCACTTCGCTCATCCCCTTCAGCGGTGTGAACGTGACTGTGATCAGGCCACCTGTCGCATTGGTCCGAGTGATGCCCTCGAAATAGACATCTTGCGGCGGCTCCTCGTCGAACCAGACGAAATTGACGGTGTTGGCCTGCCATTTCGACCGGCCCTGCTCGTATGCTTTGAACAGCAACGTCGAAACGCCACCCGAGACATGGCGAACCGACACGCTATCGAGCGCGCCAGACACGCCTGAGCGCTTGGTGGTCGCGAGAATGGCCTTCTTCGGAACGTAGCCTGTTCCCCAGTCTTCCGGGTTCATCGGCGGCCCGATCAAGAGCCGCTGCACACCGTCGCGCGTCAGCTCGTAGGATTCAGAGCCGGCAAGCATGACGACCGGCCCTGAGAAACGATATCCATCCCACCACTCCGGGTACTGCCCCGTCAGGTGCATCGCAGCCTCGGCCGCGCCTGAGAGCGTCTTGCCGAGCTGGTTACCAGCCATGAACAGGCGTTCGCGGTACCTGGCGCCGGCCCGGTGAAAATCCCGCTGCTTCGGGTACGGCTGATACTGCGAGAGCCGGTTAGTCTTCTTCCGGCGCTCCAGTTCCTCGAGGAGCTGCACCGCCTCCAACTTTTCCGAGAAGCTCAAGGAGTCGAGCGCCGATAGATTCATCCGTCATACCCTCGAACCGGTTCGTCACCTCACGACGGTTCGTGTAACTGTCGCCGACTTCCTTCGCGGCCTGCTCCATGAGCGATGCGGCCAGCACCATGTTGCCCTGAGTTTCTGCCTTCTCTGCCATGCGCTGGAGAGCGCGCAAGCGAACCGAGCGGTGGCTAATCGCGATCGGCGACGTGTCCTCAAGAAACACCTTGCGCGTGGTCTCGAAGAGCAGCTTCCACTTCAGAGCGATGTTGCTGCCGGCCTTCTTCGTCGGGTCGTAGCATTCAACCGCCTGAGGGCTGATTTCAACGCCGTGGTCTTTCTTGAGCGCCGCGGCGACGACAGACGGACTATCGAAGCACGCGAGCGACTGCACAACAAAGGTTTGCTGCGCCTGGGTGAGTTTGGCCTTTGCCATCTGATCTACATTCGCCTTTCAAGACGCCATCAAGGATCAGGCCACCCGAAGGCGACATGTCCCGCACGCGTGGTCGATGGTCGCTCTCGCTATCTCAGGCGGCCGATTAGCGGCGTCGACCAGTGCGCGGACGCCGGCTGCGTCAGCGCCATAGCGACGAACCACACCAACAAACTCTTCGCAGTCATGCCCACGTAGGGTGAAGACTGGGCGCCCGGTCAATCGGCTGAATTTCGGCGCTCCGAATGCATCCATTTCCTGGGCAGCGTGGTAGAGCTCGTGTTCAAGCAGCGCTAGGAACTCGGCGTCACCACATTCGCGGCAATATTGAGCGTCCAACGTGATGATGAAGTCCGGGACGAAGCCGAACCACTGCTTTACCTGCATCTCGGCGCGAGCTCTGGCCCATTTGCCCATGGCACCCTGAGGCTTTCCCTCTTCGCACTGGCCGATGATGCGCCTGCCCTTGCGGCTGTTCTCGACGACGGTCCAGAGAAATCCGATCTCCGCGTGCGCCAGGTGCTCGTGCTCCGGGTTGTGAAGCGGCGACGCTGCATCGATGAACGTGTCTGTCACCCATTCCGGAATGTCGACGGCCGGCACGAAGCTTGGCGAGTTTATATCCTCGAAAAGCGAGGAGGGCGGCTGCGGTCTCAAATGCCGATGTCCTTCTCATGAGCCATAGTCGACAGCAACAATCTGGCCGTCGATGAATCCGAAGCTGCTGCTCTTGGCTTCGACCGGCAAGACATATTCCGAGCGGTTACAGAACGCCTCGGCGTCAAACGCCAGGAACTCTTCTGGGGTCATCACGCGCGCCCGGCGCATTACGACAACCCAGCCGCCAGGGAGAGACCACAGGACAGGGCAAAGACCATCCCAACCCGCGGCGCCGAACTGCCTTTCCTGCATGTTGGCAAGCAACCCGCAGAGAAACAGTTTCCAGCCGTTGAGGAAGTTGGGAACCTTGATGGCGACGAGGCCGATCAGAAACACGATCCGGGTCGTGCCCTTGCGATCGATGATCATGGCTTCGCTGCGTCTTCCGTTAAGCGACGCAACGCGGTGGAGTCTTCGGCGGCACCGAAGGCGTCGGAGGATTATCGGTGATCACTCTCTGGGTAAAGAACGGCAGGCGATAGAAATAGCCCGGCGCGCCTACCTTGATCTTCTTCGCATTGAGGAGATCGATGAAGCGGGTCTGCTCTTCGTCGCTCAGATGCTGAAAATAAAATTTGGCGTGGACCGTCTGCCGAGGAGTGCGAAGGACCCATTTGATGGAATGGTCTTGAGGAACCGGTCGGCCTTCGTAGTATTCAGCGAGGTCGGCCTCTGTAGCGGCAGTCCAAGCGGGCCCAGGCTGCTTTTCGGAGTTTGTCGACCCCGTGATTTTCATCTCGCCAGCACGCGGGTCCGGCAGGTCGACGTATACCTTGTAGCTCTTGTCAGTAGGGCCAAGCTCCGCACCGGCTTCGATCGCCTGGAAGAATTGCTCGTTCTTCAGTGAACCGCAGAACGAGCAGACCTGATAGCCATCGCGATCCATCCAAGTATCGGGACCGGCGGTGAAAGCTGGGCCTTCGGCGCGGCGCGGGCACATATGCTTCTCAGACATCAGCTTGTTCCTTTCGGGACGGGGCCAAGGTCACGGCGCTGGACATACCGGCCGTCCTCGATCGTGACGCTTTCCATCATGCAAGGGCAGAGTGGCTCGCCATTTTGCGGTCCGATGCAGTTGCAGGGACGCAAGCCGGCGCCGATCTCATGATCGCCTTCGAGATCAGCCTGGCGCTGAAACCATTCTTTGGTGATGTTCAGGTTCATCTCATCCCCTGAATCGAAAGCCCCGCTACCGGGTGAGGCGCGGGGCTGTGAATTGGTGCGATGCAGAGCGCGATATTTGCAGGTGCATGGTCCGCTCTTTCCCCGGTTCACCGCGACCTCGCCATGGGCCTTGACCATGGATAGCGAGCAAACGAATGAAGCAGGGGCGTTGGCCGTCGCCCAACCATACCCGCCCGACGCGGCTTCCCGGCCATTTTCTCGACCGGCTTGCACTCAGAGCCCTTTGCTTCAGGCTCCCCGCGTCGCGCACTGACGTGTCTCTCCAGCCCCGAGGGGCCGCATCGCATTTCGTGAGGCGCTGCCTCGAATTGAACCCCGCCTTCTTATTTCGCCTGGCCGGCCAATTGCCTGTTGGCGAGATCAACGTAGCCCTGCTCCGGCCCAAGCCCCAGCTTTTCTCTTGCTGAACCGCCAGTATCGGAGAGAAGGCTGCCAACGACCTCCATCTTGGGTTCGCGCAAACCGTCATGATGTTCGGGATACTTGATCCGCTCGTCTCCTACCGGCCAGCCGAGGCGCTGATGCTCGTCGCGGCAAAGGGCGTAGGCCACCTGGTAGGCCGTGTCGAAGTTGTCGAACTCGCCTTTGGTCGAGCAGCCGCCGCTGTCCCGGCCATCAGGACCAGTGTCGCTCTCGAAGCGAGTCACGATGAAGCGCGTTACGGGGCGCACCCGGTATTCAATCTGCATTGCGAAGTCCTTATGTTGAAAGCGACGGCCGCAGCCGCCTATCCGAACCATTCGGATCTATGTTCAGCGATGTGCTGAGAAAAACCAGAGAGCGAGGAGCCCGTACCCGGTACCGAAGTACCAGAGAGCACCGCGCGGCGTGAAAAGCCACGACCTGAAACGCTTGATGCGATCGCTCATCTTCATCTCCGTGTGCTTTCGATGTCTCAGGCGAGGACTAGCCAAGCTATGGCTGCGGCCTGAACGATGTTTGCGACGAGCAGAAACCAGATGAAGGATTGACGCGTCTTGCGCGCCTCCAACTCTCGTTCCAAACCAAGCTCATACCGCGACTTCGGTCGATCCATGATTTCCGCTCTCAGCGACTGGTACATTCTCGCGGGTGAGTTCATTGACGCGATTGTCGAGCCTCCAAGCGAGATCCTCGCTGTATCCGACCGACGGCTGCGGAAGCAGGCGCAACACGGAGCAGAGGTTGTCATATGCATGGGCCTTCGGCTCCAAGCGGGCGATGTGGGCGCGAAGCTCCTTGATCTCTGCGCTGCAGCGCCGCGCCATCTCGATCATTTCTTGCTTGTGGTCAGCCATCATTTTTAAACCTTGTGGGTGCCTTCGACGCCGCGCAGCATCCGAGCGCGCGTGCGGCTATGAAGCCAATGCATCGCCTCTTCGACCTTCGTGAGAGCGAGCGCGTTCTCTCGGCAGGCATACTGGCCAGCTTGGAAGGAACGGAGGCGGTCGGCGACAATCGCGAGCAGCACCTCTTGTGTCAGGCCGTTGACGCCAGCCTCTGCGATCGGGCCGTCCTGGAAGCGGATAACGACTGCCGTCTCATCAGCTTCCTTCGCGTGGTAGCCGCGCACCTGATAGACGTGGTTCGCGCCGCCGGCCCCAGGCTCATCAAGAACCTCGATCGTCAGCTTGTCGTTCGCCGGGTTAACCTTATGCTCATTGATCGTGCGCATCGGCACTCTCCTTGGGTTGATTGTGGGAAAAGAAAAACCCCGCCATTGCTGACGGGGTGTGTGGACCGGGATACACCGGAATTTGGTTGCGGCGACAGGATTCGAACCTGCGACCTCCAGCTTATGAGGCTGGCGAGCTACCGGGCTGCTCTACGCCGACGTGAAACGTGGAACTTACCTCGGGAGACCGCCGTTTATTGCGGTCAACCTTGGGAGGAAGCATATGCCGGACAACAAGAAATCGGTCGGCCGGGATCGCGGCCGCGTCGCCGCTGGACAGCCGTACGAGCTCAGCTACTTCCGTAAGAAACACGGCCTCTCAATTGAGCAAGCTAGGGACATCATCAAGAAGGCCGGCAATGATCGGGATAAAGCGAACGCGCTTGCCGAAAAGGTAAAGAAGGCCTGAGGCATCCCGAGATTGGTTGCAGGCCGGGAATCCGAGCCCGGTTCGTGGTGAGCCACGCGGCTTACCAGTTGCCCTGCTTGCGCGATGTGTGGAAAAGGCGCATTTCTCCTATGCGTTGGCAATGGTGCCAACTGAGCGGGACCGGCAGAAGCAGAGCGCAAGGCTGTGGATCGCGAACGGGCATCCCAAGAGATGCCCAAGATCTAAACTGCTTCGCGATATTCATCAAGATGTTCATCGTTTTCCAGACCGTCGAGCGTCTGGATAATCCCCAAAACCCTTTCCTTCATGCGGTCTTCCAAGCTGTTGATGCACGCCTCCGCGTGATACCGCAGAGAGACCGTTCGAGCTCGGCCCTTCGGAAGAAGCCGGCCGAGCTCGGTGTTCAGTTGCTTACGCCGCACGTGGCGAGCGGTTTCCAACGCTGTCGCGCGCTGGAACTTATACGCCTGGTTCCTGTCGAAGGCGGCGATCATGAGGGTTTGGACGTCCCCCTCCGAAAACGCGATCGGGCCTCCATCTCGGCCGCGCGAAACGATGCCATTAACACCATCGACCTCCCTGACCTGGTCGAAACCTGTGCCCGGATCGCGCCGGATAAACGCATACCCGACCAGCATAGGGAGGCGGCGCTCGACGAGCTTCCGGCTGCGGTGCTTCCGTATTTCCTTCCAGAAAGCCGGCATGAACACGTCGATATTCGCTTGGCGCAAATTGCGCTCGATGATGCTCTCGCCGCGGCGGTGCTCCGGGATTCCGTCGATCGCTTTGGCCATGCGCTGAAAGCCGGGTGCTACTCGGACCGCATACCAGCGCATCGAATCGTCGTTCAACCTGTCGCCGATGAGGATCGACCGGTGATAGGCGTGCGAGCTGGGATTTTTCCCGAAATGGATGACCTCTTTGGCCGGCACGATATCGAATCCGGACACAACGCAGCTCAGAGCGGTTGATGTCGCAGCTTCACGCGTCTCGAAGATCTCGTCGCCCCACGCTTTTTTCCCCCCCTTGCCGTTCGACACTTCGATGACGAAGCCGTTCCGGAAACCGCGGCCAAATCGATCTGCGGTGAATTCAAAGCTTTCCGTCATTCGCCCATGTCCTTCAGGAAACGCGCCAAGCTGGAGCGGTTTTCAGATAGTTCGATTTCGAGATGCAGGCGGTGAAGGCGCTCGTTGTAGATATCGAGTTTCCTTACACCCGAGACGGACACAAGGCTGGCTACTTCCTGGCTGATGATGCTCTGACGCGAGTGCATCTTCCTGCGCCGGAGTTCTTCCTTCTCTTCGTCCGTAAGGTCGCCAGAGATAAACCGGCGCAGCTGGGCAATGCGCGATAGTCGCCAGTCCTTGTCGTGCCCGCATATGCCGTTGGCCTCCTGCGGCCCACCGAGGCGGGAGTGAGCGTCGATCGCCATGCCCAATCCCTGAGGGAGTTGCGCAATGGCCTGCTTCGCCACGGCCGGACCGGCTACGGCAGCGCCCCCCATGAGGCCGAAGAACTTTCTGCGGTTGGCGTTCATCGGCGCCCCCGAATGAAGAGCATGAAAGCGAACGACAAGAAGAACACGATCAATCCCGCATAGCCGAGGTACAACGAAACCATTTTTCCTTCGAAGGCGTATGCGATCAGCGAGGCATAGATCATGGCTATGCCGAAGAACCTTGTGAGGTTGGCGTTCATGCCGCGCCTCCGCATGCGGTCGCTGTCGCGCTTTGCGAGGGCCTCGGAGGGTGCAACTCCCTCGCCTTCGTCAAGGCTTCCATGAACAAACCCTGATCAACCCAGTTCTTCTCAGCCATGTGGTCGGGCCACATAGGATCGTGAACTTCGGAAGCCGAGATCCAGTAGTCGCCATGGCCGGGAACCTCTTCGAGCACGTCCGAAGTCACGCGCCATTGTGCATTACGCCAGAGCTCGACTCCCCCCTGGAGAAGTCGGTTCTGATCAACGGTACTGCTCATGCCGTTTGCTCCATTTCGCGCCAGCCGGCGCCGTCGTCGGGTTGCAGGAGATTTTCGGGGACCAGGCACCCGGCCCTCTTTGGTGCTGGGCCCCATTTGTCACTGGCCCACTTGCCTTCACGGCGCCCATAGTTCAGCCGTTTGATCCATGCTGCCTCGTCGACAGACTGCGGCGGCTCGGGCGCATAACCCTCGAAGCGCCGCTTGGTGATGAACCTGCAGGCGTGAAGTGTTTCGAGTGTGGGCTTTCTCTTGAGGAGTTCCCGGTATCCCGGGACCGCGGCGAGGCATGCGGCCCGATCTTCCGCGTCCAGCTTCTTCCATGCGTCGAAGGCTTCCTTCTTCGCCATGTTCCGGTCGGTCGGGTATGCCTTCCAGAAGGCCTCGAACTGCTCCGGATAGGATAGCCGTTTCTTGGATTTCGGCTTTTCGTCCGAACTGGTTTCGGACAAGGAAGAAGATTTATCTTCTTCTCTCTTATCTAATCTAATCTTATCTTCGCGCGCGTGTATGTCAGCAATTGGTTCGGCTATATCCTTGTTTTCATTGATCTGGGACCGTGATTTTCCGGAAGAAACGCCGCCTAAATGCCCTATTTTCTGCCTGGTTTTCTTCAGTTCTTCCCGCGTTTTCCCCTCGTTTTGGGCGCGTTTGTTCGTCAGAAATCCGTCTTGCCGGATGAGCTTGCCGGCGTCGACCAGGCTGTCAATTGCCCTCCTGACCGCTGCTGATCCAACATCCGAGAAGTAAGAAGCTATGTGTTTCGGATCGTCCTGGGTCTGATGGCCGCCGTCGTAAATCAGATCGAGCACGACCGCATAAACGGCGATCTCGCGCTCCGTCAGGCGGCGAACGCCTTCTAGGAAGGCGCGAGGCTCCCGCTTGTACCAATCAGCTCCGCGCTTGCTCATCTATGCGCGACCTTGTGGCTCGGCAGCGGCCAAAGCGAGTTTGTTGAACTCCTGAAGGAGGAATTTCGGCGGCACACCGCGCTGATTGCTGAGGATCAATCTTGCGTTAGCGGCTGCATGGAAAACGTTGGCGCTGATCGTGACCGCACCACGCCCATCGGTGCCAGGGAGTTGCCATTCTGTAATTTTTCCCGCAGCGATCATGTCGCTGAGAGCTTGCATTCGAAACATGATGGCGGTGAGCGTAAACGGATCAATTTCACGCGCCTTGAAGGTGCGAAATATAATCCACATAGGGTCGTCGATCAGTTTGCCATCACCCTCTCGAACGGCTTCGTCGAGCGCTATGGAAACTTCTTCCAACATTTCAGCAGTTACCGGCGCGCTCTGGATGTTCCTTAGAAATTTGGAGACCATTGTTAGAACTCTCGTGTAGTTGCGTTTCGGACGGCAGAGGAGGCGATGTCGACGAAGAGATCGATCGTCTTGACGGCCCCGTTGCGCTGCTTTGCGATGATGAATTCGAGCTTGTTCTCGCACTCGATCAGGCGATCGACGCGGTCGGCCTCGGCGTCTGCATCTTTGCCCTTGGCTTTCTCCAGGTAGTAGGCCTCGCGGAACAGGAACACGACCGTGTCCGCATCCTGCTCAAGTGAGCCGGAATCACGAAGGTCGGCCAGCATGGGCCGCTTGTCTTCGCGGCTTTCAACTCCTCGGCTCAACTGGGACAGCGCGACCATGGCGAGATCTCTCTCGCGGGCGATCTGGCGCAGGCCAGCCGAAATCTCGGACACCTCGTTATTCCGGTTGCCGGAGTATCGCGACGAAGCCGCTATGAGCTGCAGGTAATCAACGATCAGCAGATCGATCTTACTGCCTGCCCGATCTGCAATATCCTGCATCCGGTCTACCTTGACGCGGAGATCCGAGATTGACAGGCCGGATTGCTCCTCGATCCAAAGCGGTAAGCTGTTGAGGTTCTGCTTCGCGGCGCAGATGCTCTCGAAGTCCTTATCCGACACATTGCCTGTAATCAGATCGCTGTAGGCAACCCTGACGTTCCAGTCGTAGGCGATGTCCGTCAGCGCACGCATGGCGAGGCGGTTCGATCCCATTTCCAAGGAGATGAAACCCACGCCTGCACCAGACTGAGCAGCCTTGATCCCGATACCCAGACCGACGGCTGTTTTGCCCATGCCCGGCCGCGCGCCGAGAACGACCATCTCGCGGCGGTGAATGCCACCGGTGGCCTTGTTCACGTCGGTGAGCCCCCAGGTTATCCCGGTGATACCGCCGCCATGTTCTATTGCGGTCTGCACCTCCTCCAGCGCGACGTCTGCGGCCTCAGAGAGGGAGAAGCGCGTTTTCCCCCTGCCGGCGCCGCGAAGCCCTGCGGCAACATCGTCAAGCGACCGAGTGGCCAAACGGATCAGTTCAGCAGGGTCGACGCCCGGATCGATGGACGCCAGCCGAACTCTCTCGGCTTCCGCGCCGACGGATATCCTTGCCCACTGCTGGATAAGATTCGGAACGCTGTTCTTCAGGCCGCCAACGCCATAAACAGTGTTGGCGGCCAAGCCGGCGAGATAGGATGTCAGCGGCGCCTTCAGCTGATCGGACCAGGCCTTGGCCTCATCCGACGGAAACATCTTGGCTACCAGGTCCACCCGAGATGAATTGTAGCGATCGGCCGTCAGCTCGATCGTTTCGAAGATCCTACGATGGATCGGCTCGATAAAGTGATCGGCGCGCACTACGCCTCGGACAGCAGCATGCTGGCCAGAGACGAGCAGCGCCCCCAGAACCTCCTGCTCGAGCTCGACGACAAATCCGCAGTTTTCAAGATTGATGGTCACAGGCGGGATCTTCATGCAGAGCCGCCCGTGGTTTCATCGTTGACGAAACGACACACGAAGCGCCCCCACGCTTTTCCGGCCGCGATGCCATCCTCGAGCCGCATGGTCTCGTTGGCCTTCGCAGCGAGCCGGACATAGGTCTTCCACGCGTCTTCCGCGGTGACATCCTGCTTCTCTGGGAACTTGATGATGGTCATATACGCCCCTCCTCTGGCGCACGCGCATGCATGCGCACGTGCGCGGGGCGCGCCAGGCGCGTGTCGCGCGCGAGGCCCACCATCACACTCCCTCCCTCAAGAACCGCTCGTCGCGGACCTTGATATCGGCGACGACGATAGCGAGGACGCCGGCCTCAAACTGCTCGATCGAGACGATATGGTCCTGGTACCGCTCATTCTCGCGTGAGAGTTTTAGGCTCTTCTTGCCGTCCCAGGCGGATGAGACCCGATAGAGATCTTCGCCGACGCCATTGTCGACGAGGTAAATGCCATCGCCGCTATAGGCGTGGATCGGCGCGACGAGGACGTAATCCCGATCGCCGCGGAGGAGAGGGAACATTCCATCGCCCTTGACGGCATGGACCCGGAGGCGGTCAGACAGGACACGTTCTGCTGGCAGGGCGGGTGCGAAAAAGTCGTTCATTTCGCAACTCCGACTTTTGGAGCGAAGCGCTCCCGAGTCTTGGCGTGAGCCTCGTCCCTCACGGCCTCAGACGCGAGAACCGCAAACGGGGCGAGTTCATCGGCGCAGTCAGCCTCGTAGCTCAAGATCGTCCAGGCTCGCCATTCCACGTCCTTCGACGTCGTCGGCTCCGCTGCCCTAGCGACCTTGACGAGGGCATGCTCGTATCTCCCAACGAACTCGCACAACTCTAGAATCGCGTCGCCGGCGTTGTTACAGCGGCCCCCTTCCTCACCCAAAAAGCGCTCCTGGAAGGAGAAAGCAGCCGTGATTTCACCGATCATGTGCAACACATCCCGGAAGTCGCGCAGCTCCTGCATGCTCATCTTGCGCAGCTTCGCCATGTCGATGTCTAAGGACATGGCGCCTCGCGGCGCCAGCGGATCACGGTGGGCTGGATCGGCGCTCGCCGATGTGGTAGCGTGTACTTCGTTCATTTCCTTATCCTTCCGGGGATTGATTGAACCATGGCTCGGAGAGGTTGCCGCCTCTGCCGGGCCTTTTGTTTTCTGGAGGGTCAAGCTGCATCCTCTATGAAGAATGCGATGAGCTTGCTGCGGCTCGCGACGTATCGTTCGCCTACCTGCTTCACCATCGGCAGGTTGCCGCTCTGGATCATGTGATAGGTCTGACGCTCAGTGCGTCCGATCATCTTGGCGATCTCACTGACGCCCCAAATGAGATCGAGGGAGGATGGGCTGTCTTCCTTTTTGTTCAATTGCCTGTTTCCTTCGTTGGTGGTACGTATCAGCACGGTGCTGACGGTAACCATTTGTTAGCACCGTGCTGATAGTAGCGCAAGTGGATTAATCAGCACGGTGCTGAAAAGACGATTGAGGGAGATGGGTGTGGCAAAAATCGGTCGACGGTCGGAGCAGGCTATGATCCGCTTGCCTGACGGTATGCGCGATAAACTCAAAGAGGCGGCTGACACGAACGGTCGCTCTATGAACGCTGAAATCGTAGGGCGCCTTGAAGCCTACGATATGCTTCAGTGGCGAATGGCCGAACTGATTGAGGAGAGGGAGAGGCTTAGTGCTCAGCTAGACGCAGCTAAGGAGGCGCTGAGCGATCAGAAAAGAATATCTGCGCAGCTCCAGCAACTCATCCACATGAATTCTGAAGAGGCGCAAAGAGACCAGGAAACGGCTGACAGCATCGAGAAGAAACACAATGAACTCAAGGCACAAATAGACTACCTCGAGTCACTGAAGGCGGAACTGCTGGAACTCTCGAAAGAGCGCGAGGGCATCACCGAAGACCTGGTAAAAAATCAGAAAGAGGCCATCGAGATCCTTGTGGAAAGTCATCGTACCGCGACCACGGTGCTGAGAGACCTTGCCAAAAGTCAGGATAATCCAGAGATGACCGGTACGCCCCTGACGCCAGAGCTTTTTGACAAGCTCATCAATCAACTGGTGCGGGTGGAGCAGAAGCTCGACGAAGGGTCAAAAAAATGAGCGTCCGCAAGCGCACATGGACCACCCCGAAAGGCGTCGAGAAATCCGCATGGGTGGTCGACTACGTCGATACCGCCGGCAAGCGCCGGCTGAAGACATTCGCGAAGAAAAAGGAAGCCGACCAGTTCGCCGCTACAGCATCTGTAGAGGTCAGGGAAGGCGTTCACGTGGCTGACCGCGAGACGGTAACGGTGAAGGAGGCAGGTGCGCTCTGGCTGAAGAGCTGCGCGACCTATGGCCTTGAGCGGTCGACGATCGATCAGTACACACAGCACCTAGATCTTCACATCGTCCCGCTGATCGGCGCGACGAAGCTTTCGAAGATGACGGTTCCGGCGGTGCGAGATTTCCAGGAGAAATTGCGGGAGAAGGATCGATCGGCGGCCATGATCAAGCGCGTGACCGTGAGCCTCGGCAGCATCCTTTCCGACGCTCAGGAGCGCGGACTTGTGGTGAGGAATGCGGTGCATGAGATGTCGAAGCGCCGCGGCAACAGCGCCAGCAAGGCAGAGAAGCGGCAGAAGGCACGCCTCCGCTACGGGGTGGATATTCCGACCATGGAAGAGATAAAGGCCATCCTGCAGGCGGCCGAAGGGCGATACAGGCCCTTCATCATCACGGCCATATTCACCGGCATGAGGGCTTCCGAGCTTCGAGGCCTCTCATGGGGCGACGTCGATCTCGACAAGGCGAAGATCCACGTCCGGCAGCGTGCTGACAAGTATCACGTGATCGGAATGCCAAAGTCAGACGCTGGGCAGCGGACAGTTCCGCTGACGCCGATGGTCGTGAACACTCTAAAGGAATGGCGCCTCGCTTGCCCGAAGGGAGAGTTGAACCTGGTGTTCCCGAATGGCGAGGGAAACGTCGAATGGCACCAGAACATCATCAAGCGCGGTCTTTGGCCGGCGCTGATCAAGGCAAGCGTGTCGGTACCGACGGACAAGGAGGACAAGGAAGGCAACGTCCTCATGGCCGCGAAGTACACCGGCCTTCACGCCCTACGGCATTGGTTCGCGTCGTGGTGCATCAACAGGAAGGCGGATGGTGGGCTTGAACTCTCTCCGAAGGCGGTTCAGACGCGCATGGGGCATTCCAGCATTCAAGTGACGTTCGACACCTACGGACACCTATTTCCGGCCGCCGATGAGGCGCAGGCTTTGGCCGATGCCGAGAGCCGACTGTTGGCCGTCAACGCGACATAA